GTTCGTTTGGGTAGATGTTTTCTTTACCATCTATATCTGTGGTAATCATTTTTTCTTTTTCTTTGGAAAGCCTGCTTTCATATTAGCATAGGCTTTTGGTGTGATAGTAGATTTCTTTTTGCTACGGCTGATGCCTAGCTTTTTTCTACGATTGATGTTTGCGTAGAGTCCTCTCTTTGCCATGTTAGCACTTCCATTTACGTAGGGCAAGAGCCTTACGTGTAGGCTTGCCGTTTGGTTTTTTCATTGGTCCTTTGACTCCTTTCATGCGTGCACAAAATGAGCGTTTGCGTGGACCACCTTGAGGCTGAGGTGCCTTAAGGTTAGAGCCGGTAGCTGCGTTGTACTTCCTTCTACCGGCTGCTGTCAGTCCACCAGTACGGGACTTGTGCTTTCCCATCTTGAGACTGACGTTCTTTTTCTTTACAGCCATTATGCTATCTGTAATTTAGATCTTTGTTTCTTTACAAGAGGTACAGGTAATCCGTGTACGTCAGGATTATACTCTCCAGCATCATAGAACTTACCGCCTTGTTGCATATAAGATCCTCCTTGACCATCTAAAAAGAAACCTTTTTCAGTTACATAATTCATAATAGATGAGTCAGGCTGACCATCAGCCAAGCTAGCTACCTTCATAGATGAACGCTTCTTGTTCTTAGAAATATCCCACTTCATTCCTGTGCTTTCTAAAAAGTTTTTAAAGTGTTTCATCTCAGCCTCTTTAATACTAGGTATTTTTATATGAGGTAAGTATCTAATAGGTGGTGGGGTAAAATCTTTTGGTGTTAAGTTAGCAATTTTTAAATTGTTACGCTTCGTTGACATTGTTATTAGTCCTCTTTCTCATCTTAGCTAGCCTGTCATCCCTTGATGGAATCGGAGATTTATAAGGCTCGTAAGGGCTATTAGGTTTATTAGGTTTTTTATATGGTGGTAGTTCTCCCGGAGGATGTGCCATTATTTCTTCCTCTTATTTTTCATGATTGCAGCCGCAACTTTTGGCCTTTTTGCTGCGAGTGCGGCTAGTCCCTTTGACTGTTTCTTAGGTGGTCTACCTTTCTTACTTCCGTAAGTACCTTTTCCCATGGGCATTTTTAAAACTCCAAATTGTCTGATCGTTCTAGTTTTTCGATAACATCTTGCCTGTAGGCTGGGTCGCTATCATACCTCCGGTCACTCATTGCTCGGACGAGCTCTGCTTGACTACGGAAAACATCTCCTGTTTCTTTTGCTGCTTTTCCTTGTACCATCTTTCCTTCATATCCTACTGCATTTAGATACTGTGATTTCAATCCAGACACAGCGAACTTGATGGTTTCTATGCTACCAGATGCTACGATATCATCAAAAGCTTTGATAGCTTGTGCATCTAAGTTCTGCCCTGCCCATTGTACCATGTTTGTGTACTCTTGTTCTCCGCCTGCAAAGTTTTTAACTTCATTAATCTGACTCTCTGTAACATCTTGAACCTGAGCTGGAGGTGCTGCCTGCCAATCAGGGCTCTTAGTTACTTCAAGATAAGCATTAACTAAATCGGAACTAGACATGCCTTGAAACTTTTGTATTGTCTCAGGAGATAGTTTACCATTGTTAGCGTAGTACTCATCTGATGCGTCTGTAATTATATTTGCATTATCAGATAGTGAAGTAGGTTCTGGTTCTGGTTCTGGTTCAGCTTTTTCTGGACTGTCTTGCTGTCCTAATTTAGATTCTAATTCTTTATAGGCTTTCTCTAATTCTTCAGCTGACTTATACTTACCAGCTAGTAAGCCTTCTTGTTCAGTTACTAATTTCTCACCAACAGCCAGAGAGTCCTGTTCCTCTTCGGTAAGGACTTCTGTTTCTGGTTGGTTATCTGTAACTGTAAATGTTTGTTCTTCTGCTGCCATTTATTCTTCTGGTGGTGGTGGTGCTTCGTCAGGTATAAAGTTACTTATAGCTGCTTGCGCCTGTTCTGCTATTTGTGGATTCTTGCTTGGGTCCATGAGAGGAGTGCCTGCAAGCTGTCCTGTTTGATCTACAAGCGATTGCTGTTGCTGTTCTTGCATCATCCTCTGCTTGTCTTGCTCTATTTGTTCTTGTGTCTTAATTAGATTGAGGACATCTATACCCTGTGCTGCTGCTAATCTTTGTATAGCTTCAGATGGGTTGATGAATTTTAACATAGCTTCTGCACCTAGAGTCTGTGCTACTGTAGCCATGAATCTAGTAAGAGCTTCGTTGTCTTGTCCTCTACCAAGACTATTGATACCAGCTACTATCTTAGGTCTAACGACATCTTTAGGTAACTTAGGTATCTGATTAGATCTCTGTAATATTAACAAAGTTCTATTGAGGTAGGGTACTAAAAACTCTACCGTTAACAAGCTGAAGATTCCGCCAAGGGATTGCTCCAACTCTAGCTGAGTAAGGCGTACCTCTTCAGCTGTAACTCTCTCTGCATTTCTTACATTCATAACTAAGAAAGCTTCGAGTATTCTTTTTTCTATTTGTGATGCCAGCTGTGCAGCTGTTGAGAAGTCTGCTGTCTTACCGACTTGTACGACTCCTACATCTTCTGGTCTACCCTGTATGATAGCTCCGTTACCAGCTTTGGATAAGGTCTGTGGCTTCGTGGTTGATGAAGGTGACACAAGAAATATAACTTTACTTGCTACACTTGCACCCTCTACAAGAGCTTGAGACAATCCGTTGAGACTCCTTAGATCCCCAATGAACTCCTCTACTCTACCACGTCCGTAGTCCTCTCCGTCTACTGTATTGAATCGAAGCACTAACCATGGTGAGGCGTTTTTAGGAGCTGTACTGCGGCTACCCTCGAGCATCTGTCCATCAACTTCTTGATGCCACATCCAACGTCCACTACTCTCATCCATTTTAACACAGGTGTATACCTCAGCGTCGTCTTCTACTGGACCTTCGTAATTACTATTTGGTCCTTGCTCATTGGGAGGTTTAGCTATCCCAAGAACTTTTCTGTCTACTAATTCTTTAGTAATGATTTCTATAACATTACCGTTACCGTCTCTGTTTACAACATATCGTGAGAGAGGATAAGCTTTTAAACCATCCTTACCCATAAAGATAAGTGCGTTACCACCAACGATTAGGTGTTTTAATGCTTGATGTACAACTACTCTATCATTTGATGCAGCTATGAAATCCATAATCAATCTCTCTATCTTGGAGAATGATAAGTCTAACTCGGTACGCATCATCGGATCAAGTGTCTGTCCAAGCTTGTCGTCTCTGACTTGTAGCTTAAAGAAGCTAGTCTGTGGAGGTAATGTTGCTAGCATAAGTTTAGCCGCTAGCGTAACTACAGCTTTAGCACCGACTGACTGCCATGGTTGTAGCAGTGTACGTTTGCCTTTAAAGTTGTCGTCTCTTGTAATAAGGTAAGGTAAGGTAAGTTCAGAACATTCTACTGCCATGTCTAGAAACTGAGTTCTATTGGAAGAGAGTTCTGAGTATCTTTCTCTTGCCTTATACATTCATTCCACCTGTTGTACCACCGGCTGTACCAGTGTTGATATTAATTTTAAGAGCATCAGTACCAGTCTTCTTAGCTGTTCCTCTTGGAGCAGACTTTGCTGTTGTACCATACTCTACCCCTGCTGTTTCATCAGGATCTATTAGCTCTTTCTTGCTAGGTAGTCTTGATGCTTGCACTACGTCAGGCTGCCTTGGTTGTATAGGAGCCGGGGTAGGCATTGGTGTAGGGTTTGATCTAAATAGACACATTGTCTTCGTTTAAAATAGATTTTACATATTGTACCACGTCCTGTTGTCCGGAGCGATACATAATGGAGGCTAAATCCTCCTTGGGGTGGACAGGATACCAAGCGAACTTGGCTTCTAAATCCTCTACCAGTTTCTCGAGTTTCTCTGAGTGGAAACTAAGCGTACTGGGGTAGGTTTGTGTTTGCATGTTCAAAAAATGCGGGCATACGAGCTGCTCTTGTGTCAGAAAACTGTGGGGCTTTACCCTGATACATTAACTGATCGCTCGCATCTGCCCAAAATTTTTTCGACAAATATTTATCAGTATTGTTTTCTGCTAGGGGTTGTAGTACCCATTGTATAGTTGCCTTCCGAAGCTTATCCAAAGAAGAGCTAGGAACAAGACCCAACTCAGCACATACGAGACTATTTGTCGCAACGTGTATCTGTTCATCTCTGGATATATCAGCTGATACTGTTCTGAGAGCAGCATCACCAAGAAAGCGAAACATAGGTAATAGAACAAAGAATATAGCTCGCTCTGCAACGAGTGCCTTTGTGATAGTGTGGTCAG